TGTCTGCTTTTCCTTCGTAATGATTCGCCACTGCTCGATGATTTCATTATAGTTGCGTCCAAGCCGGTCGATACTCTTAATCACAAGGATGTCCCCAGATTTTATTTTGCGTAGTAACCGTTTGTACTGCGGATGGTTGAAATACTTACCAGACTGTTTTTCGATGAAAACGCACTTTTCATCGATGCCAAAGTCATGCATGGCGATCATCTGTCGTGCTTCGTTCTGGTCTTTGGTGGATACGCGCACATATCCGTAGGTCGTTGGGTTCTCCATATCCTTCGCCTCCTGCAAATTGTCGTCGTTGGTCTTACAGAAAGCGCCTGAACACAATATTTAGTTGTTTGTTGCTTTATTCGATCTGTCAGTATTCGTCTGTCTAATCATGTTCACCCTCCTTAAATATAGACATTATTGTAGTTGTTATAAGAACTATGTAACTGTTTTGTCAACCAAGATACCGTCATGTATCATTAACTACATAGATGTCTGTATCGTGGAGGAACTATATCATATGGATTCAAGACAATTACTAGGCCTGCGTGTTAAGGCAATTCAGACTCAGCTCGGCTTGTCTCAGGAAGAGCTTGCTTTTCGCTGCGGAATGCACGCCTCGCATATTGGATTTCTGGAATGCGGTCAACGCAATCCATCTTTAGATACACTGGAGAGGATATCGCTTGGATTATGTGTTCCGCTTACTGCGCTGTTCGACTACGAAAACGAACCTTCCACTACTATCTATGACGAAACAACAAACAAGATTATTTCATATGTCATTGGGTTATCCCAGTCTGAAAAGGCACAGATACTTGCCATCACTAAAACTTTTGCCAAGAAACCTGGGGATAGCGTTGCCCCAAAGCGGATGATGAAGAATAAAAGCTGACAAGAAAAAAAGCCCTCCCATGCATAGGAGGGCAACATCGTATATTCCATTATTCAACAACCGTATATTCGTATTTCATCCCATTCCTGAAGCAGAACTCCAGCCTACCGTCTGCCTCAACCACCACCTTATCAACCAGCGCCACAAAGGTGTAAGGCTCAAAGCCCATGCATTCTTCCTGCTCCTCCAGCATGCACAAAAATACCTCAATCTGCCGCCTGCGGTCAGCCTTATCCTTTTTCTGTTCCTCGACACTTCGGATCTTCTCACTAAGCTTTTCATGCTCAGCAACCAGCGCATCGTACTCCCGTTGGTATTCCGCCTGATTTCTTTGTACCCTGGCATTCTCTTCAACCAGCTTCCTGACGCGCTCCGCCATGCCCAGCGCCTGATCCTGTAGCCTCGTGGCGATCCTATCAAGCTCACTCGTATCAAGTACCTTATCCAGCACTTCCCGGCAGACGGCAAAGATGGTATCTTTTTCACTGATTACCTTCTGCATCACGCTGACGAAGGCTTTCTCCAGCGCATCCTGCTTAATATGCGGCGTCTCGCATTTTTTGTCGCCGGCATATTTGTTATTGCAACGCCAGATGATGCGCCGGTACTCGTCCGTGCTGTGCCAGACCTTGCTGCCGTAAAAAGCACCGCAATCACCGCATACAATACGGGAAGAAAAACAACTCTTGCCGCTGTAGCTTCCGCCCAAGCTTCTGCGCCATTCCAGTTCCATCTGTGTCAGGTCAAATACCTCGGCGCCGATGATGGCCGGATGACTGTTCTGCGCGTAATACTTAGGAATCTCGCTGCCGTCGTTCACCACAAAGGTCTTTTTGATGTAATCCGTGCAGTAAGTCTTTTGCAGGATGGCGTCGCCCTTGTACTTTTCATTGGTCAGAATGCTCTCAATGGTAGACGGGCTCCAGCGGGCGGTTTTCTTTCTGGCCTTGGCGGCTTCCATTTCATCCTCGCTGAGCAGGCTCTTTCGGGAAGGACAGGGAATGCCTGCGGCGTTCAGTTCTCTGGCGATGATTGCAGGGGTCGCGCCTTCCAGAAAACGTCTGAAGATCGTGCGAATGATTTTTGCCTCAGCTTCCACGATCTCAGGAATACCGTTCTTTCCTTTTTTGTATCCCATGAATTGCTTGTAGGGCATGGTAACCTTTCCCTCTGCAAACCGCTTGCGCATGCCCCAGGTTACGTTTTCTGAAATATTGCGGCTTTCCTCCTGCGCGATGCTGGACATGATCGTCAGCAGCACTTCGCCCTTACCGTCCAGCGTGTAAATGTTCTGCTCCTCGAAATAAACCTCCACATCGTATTCCTTCAGCTTGCGGATGGTGGTCAGCGTGTCTACCGTATTTCTGGCAAAACGGGATACGGACTTAGTGATGATCAGATCGATTTTTCCCGCCAGCGCGTCTTCTATCATGCGATTGAAGCCCTCTCGCTTTTTGATGCTCGTTCCTGTGATGCCCTTGTCCGTATACACGTCCACGAACTGCCAATTGTCGGTATGTTCCTTGGCCTTAATGTAGTCGGTGTAGTATTTCACCTGCGCTTCATAGCTGGTCAGCTGCTCCTCGCTGTTGGTGGAAACACGGGCGTAGGCCGCCACCCGTTTAGGACGTGCAGCAATCGCTGGCATCCCCGGAAGCGCCTGCAGACGGGGCGGAATGACCGTAACCGTCTTCATTCTTGTAACCGTGGGTTCATATGCTCTGGCTTCACTCATTCTGCGTCCCGCTCCTTTCTCTTCTGATGCTGCACCTTCGTTTTCTCAGCGGCCTTTTTCCTTTTTTCAGCATCCCAGCTGTCTTTTCTCGAATGGTCTTTCCAGAAATGATCCTCCGCATAGCCATCCTGAAAAACAAATTGCACCCGATTGTCCGGATGCATCTCAATATGATGAATACGATCAAGCGCCTCTGTATCTGTAAGGGAAGAATCAATTCCCAGAACGCCGGCGATCAGATCGATCAGTATCTTTTCGGGAATCTGCTTTGAAGCGCAGTAGGCCTTTCCTCGAAAGCTGAAAGTACCGCAGATCCAGATGGGGGCTGCATAGGGCGTACCCATGCGCGTAATCTTTCTGCGGTACTTCTTTCCGCAGATACCGCAATGAATATATTTACCCAGCGGAAGATCCGAGAGCTTTTGCTCTTCCAATTCAGGAAGATAATCCTCTGCATCATCAGCCGCCTTTTTTCCTCCATTTACGATATCCATCGCTCTGCGCTGTGCAATTTCCGCCTGCACAGCATCGAAGGTTTCGCGGTCAATGATCGGTTCATGATTGCCTTCAACAAAATACTGCGGAAGCTCCCCGCGATTGAAACACTGTTTCTTCTCAATGTGGTTGTTGGTGAAGAATTTCTGCAGCAGAAGGTCTCCTGCGTATTTCTCGTTTTTCAGCATCATCATGATCACACTCGCATTCCAAAGTCCACCTTCGGGCGCGGGGACCCCTTCCGCAATCAGCGTTTTCATGATTCTCACGCTGCCCATGCCGTCCAGATACATACGAAAAATCCTGCGAACAACTTCCGCTTCCTCCGCGATGATGGTAAACACGCCGTTCTTCACATCATACCCATACATGCGAAAGCCTGTCGGTTCGCCCTGTTCAAACTTCTTTCGTACCCGCCATTTGCAGTTTTCCGAGACGTTACGGCTTTCTTCCTGAAAAAAAGAAGCGAGGATAGAGAGCATCAGCTCTCCGTCCCCGCTCAGCGTATCGATTTTCTGTTCTTCAAAGTAAACGCTTATGCCCATTTCCTTGAGTATGCGCACCGTTTCAAGCAGCGTAACCGTGTTCCTGGCAAAGCGTGAAATGGATTTGACCAGGATCATATCGATCTTTCCGTCCCGGCAGTCCTGAAGCAAACGCTGAAACTCCGGGCGGTTTTCTTTCGTGCCTGTCAGCCCCTCGTCAGCGTAGACGCCGGCATACTCCCATTCAGGATTACGCTGGATCAGTTCGCTGTAATAGCTGACCTGCATCGCCAGCGAGTGGAGCATCGTATCCTTGCCCGTGGAAACACGCGCATATGCCGCAACCCGTTTGAGCTTTGGCATCATTACAGGCGGCGCAATCCGACTGACCGTCATCGCTTTTTCGCTCATTTTCATCCGTCCTTTCCGGAGCTATTGTATCAATCGCCCCTTGTAGTGTGGCATATTACCGTCATCTGGACGGATTATCAAGCGTTATCAAGCTCATTTATCCGAAATAACATCCGGAAACCCACCCCAAACCGGAGAGAATTTCTGCGCCAGAATTGGTTCGATATGCCCATATTCCTTTGATGTTATAAGACCTTTTTCACGGAGTGAATTCATTATTGAAAGAGCCAGCCGATATCCGCACTCCCGTTCAAACTGCTCTTTTGTCAGTACAGCACTCATTTATCTCCCCTCCGTATCGCGCACCAAAGTAGCAGCCCCTGCTGCAGTATTTCTGTTCCCTGACAGAATGAAAGATTTTTCCGCAATAATGGCATTTGCGCACTTTCGCATTTTTCGCCATCCCGCGATGCGCATGCCACCAGACAAGACGGCAGGAATCCGAGCAGAACCGCTTTGTTTTTCTGTGCGGATGGATAATCATGTGCCGTCCACACTGCAGGCATATCGCATCTGTATTGGCAGAAGAAGTCAACTGTTCATCTGCGGTGATATTGTTTCTCCGGCAGAAAGACTTGACCGTGTTGGCTGACAGGCCCAGCTCTCTGGCTATCTCTGCGCAGCCTTTTCCGGCTCGTCTGTATCGAATAATGTAATCCTTTTCTGTGTTCGTCACAAAACATTTCCTTTCTGGCCTGACCGTCCGTCAATGCCGCATATGCGAGAAAAGGGGCCGGATTGCTCCGGCCCGTATGCGTTTCTACAGTATATATTGTATTTCCTTAGACCACCTTGGAATACTTCCCGGACACCCAGCCGATCTGCGCGTTGACCACAACAGCATGCCAGCCGTTTTCAGCAGTGGCAATCCACTCAAAAGTCGCGCCATCCTTGACGGAAGTGATACGGCCATACTTGGTATCGTTGCCCACACGGATGTTGACTGAGCCGTTGTTGCACACAATGCGTACCTGCTTGGTGGCAGGAGCTTCAGTCTCGGATTCCTCGGTTTCAGGCTGCTTACCGTCATCGTCATCGGCAACAGCGTCCATCAGCGCCTGATGGGTTTCGCTGCCGTAGATGCCGTCCTGCTTGATGCCCGCCTTCTTCTGGAAGTTTTTGAGTGCAGATTCGGTTTCAGAGCCGAACTCGCCGTCAGCACCATACTTAGGCAGGCTGTATTCCAGCTGCAGCAGAAACTCCTGCATAGCCTTGACATCCGTACCCTTGGAGCCGTCCTTCAGCGTTCTGGTTCCGAGGGTGTACTCAGTGGTCGCAGAATCAGGCTTCACATAGCTGCCGCCGGTAAAGGTTGCGTCCCCATAGTCCACGAAGGGCAGCTGGAACCAGTGCGTCCATTTGCGGGAAGAAACCTTTGTCTTGACGCAGCCGTAGTTGAAGCCACGCTCCTCTACAGCATAGCCGTCACCGACATATACTCCCACATGACCATCGGAGCGCAGCGCCACACCCGGGATCTCGGGCAGCGTGTCAATCGTACCCCAAGCACAGCCCTTGTCCTTTGCGTAGGTAAACATGCCATTGGCAGACTTATCGGGACAGCCGTTGCCGCCGTACTTGCTGGAGATCGACTTGTCCGTGCCGATAGCTTCGATCACGCCAGCACCGCCGCGCGTCCAGTTGTAGCCTTTGATCAGGCCGACGCAGTCAGCGCAAACTTTCTTCTTGGCAATATCATCCTTGTAGCGAGCAGTCCGGCTGGAGCCGTAATGGGACGAATACTGTTCCGCCTTGCGGGAACGCAGACTTTCAGTACATTTATAGACACAGGTGCCATACCAATAGGGTTGGCCAAGGAACGACAGGCAGAAAGCAACAAAGTGCTCTGCGGTATAAGGGGTATTGATTCTCTCGCTCATAATAGTTAATCTCCAATCAAAAAGGAGGGGCGGCGTCAAACGCCGTTGCCCTCGTCGGTCGTAGTGTCATCAATGCGATTGTGCAGCTGAGCCAGAATGGTCTTCATTTTTTCCGGAATAGGCAGGCCAAGGTGCGCCGCGTTTTCGAGCAGCGATACGCCCTCATTGGACAGGTAGAAGCACACGACTGCACCCCGCAGAGCGTTGCCTGTGCCTACCACATGAAGGTCGACAATGTGGGCCAC